ATCTAAATATTCATTTATTTTGTTTAAATTTTTATCTGTTAGCTTATTTGAGACTATTTCAGAAGTTACAATAATTTCAGAACCAGCTTCATCTGTTAAAAAATAATCTTGATTATTAAAAGGAACCACTAAAAGAGATCTTTCTGTTCTAGGTAAACCTATAAAAGCAATACAATCTTGTCTTTTTTCGGCTAATTTAATTGCTGATTCATTATATCTTTCATTTCCAATAATTATATCTATGTTATAAATTAATTCGTTTTCAAATAAAGAGTAGGATTCATCAAAATCTGCTAAACTTGGCTCTGAATTATACCCATTTGAAAGATTTATTATGTTTTCACCATATTTTAATGTTATAGTGGTTCCAAGAACAACATAAATGTACTTACTTTCTTCATTAAGATTTACTATTTCGGATTCTTTTTTATAAAACGTTTCAACTAATTCATTATTTTTAAAAATACAAATTCCATAATACTCATCTTCAAAAAAATCAAAAACTTCATTAGTTTTTTTATTTGCAAAAATAGTAGTTTTAGCATCATATTGTGTTTTTGAAACTATTCCTATTCTTAAATCATTGCCCCATTCCCCGGGCGTTCTAGCAATAAATTTAATTTCAGTTGTGCTAAATGTATCTTTTTGTTCTATCCAGTTTGAATATCTAGTTATTGTTATATTATCGCCGGTTGAATTGGCGTTATAATTTATTGATCCGGCAGATCTTACAACATAGATTCCAGAAGAATATTGTAGAAAATTATAAACTTGATACCAATCGTTTCTATATTCGTTTATACCTCTACCGAATAAAAATTTAAACTCATCAACATTAGTAATATAAAGTGGAACATTAATTGGGCCACGCTCAAAACATCCAACAAATAAAGCAATCTCTTGCGAAATTCCAGGAAAATAATGCTGTTTAGGGTTTAATATTTCAGTAGTTTGTACAGAAGGACTTATCATATAACTATTTATATATGATAGCGTTTCACGTATTTTTTATTTCCTGAATCATATATTTTTCTGAACCCAGAATTAAACATGTTCTGTGTTTCAGTCAGTTCAGGATCGAATGATTCTAACTTGTTCTTAAGTTTATGTTTCTGAAATTGTTCTCTTGAGAAAAGTATATTCTCATTAGGTCTAAAATAGAAATAATTAGGATTTGTATTCTGAATAAATTCAAACTCAAGTTTCTCATATAGATCACCTCTAGACCATCTTCTATTAGCATAGCTAATAATTGATTCTGGATTATATTTTCGTTCAAAGAATTTTAACAGCTTGCTGGCTCCGCCAGTGACTGTTAAATTCAGTTTTGAACAAAATCTAAGTAATTCATACTGAACAGATTTATTATATCTGGACTTACCGAATGTCATAACAGAAACTAATTCTTTATTATAAAATAGACCTATTCTAATACTTGAATTACAAGAACCTTGTAGATGATTCTTAGAACAGAATTCTCTAGCAGAGCTAGAATCAATTTCTTGTATAGAACATTTTCTAGCATAGATTACTTCAGAAAGACCTAATCTATTATTAATAACAGATTTCCATTTCTCTTTATTCTGAATCCATTCGTTCTCAAATATATGAAATAATTGATATCCATTAGATTCAACTAGTTCTGTTTTTTGAAGATGTTTCAGTTTAATTTCCTTATCTTTTATATCAAACATCTCATGTTTGCTTTTTCCAGAACTATGCCACATTAAACCGTTGTATTCGATTCCTAATTTATCTTTGTGTGATAAAATATCTATTTCGTATGGGTTAATGAATTTTCTATCTCTCAATAGAACTTCATTACTAAACATATTATATATTTCTGATTCTGCTATAATTATGGTTTTTGGAATATTGAATTTTCTGTGTAATATAGTAGAACCAACATTAAAATAATTGGTTGCAGCTAGCATATCAAATTTGCCACCTTTAACAAAATTATCTAGTATATATTCTTCATTATAATCAGAATAATTATCTATATGACGTTGACTCTGGTGTTCTACACCATACTTTTTTAAATTAGCAATACGCTTTGTTTCGGCGTATTTTTCTGTTTTAGTATAATGATCAACGCCGTATTTTTCTAAACAATTTTCTTTTATTTTTCTTTGTACAGAGTCTGATACTATATGATGCTGTACACCATACTTTTTTAAATTCGTATTTTTTCGTTTTTCTATAGCTTGTTTTGACTGACCAAAATTATCAACCCCGTATTTTTCTTTTAGTGTATTTTTGCGTTTTCTAATAGCGATAGGCGTCTGACCAAAATTATCAACCCCGTATTTTTCTTTTAGTGTTTGCTTTGCTCGTTCTTTTGATTTTTCAATATTAAAAGTTGATGCAGCGCCATACTTTATAATATTTGTGCAAGCAGTACAACAACCTATATTAAACCCTTTATTTAAACCATTAAAATGCTTTTCGTTTAATGGTTCATTGCAATTTTGACAATAATGTATTCCAAAAACTTTAACATAACAATCATATAACGTAACACCTAATTTTTTGTAAACACTAGAATGAATAAATTCTTTATTTTTTATTTTTATTAGCAAAGTTTCAATACTAATTTGATTGTCTTTCATTAAGAATTTTCTCAATTAGAATTTTTCGCTGTTCATATTTAAACATCGTTTTCTTTGCTTCTTTTCTTGATGAATAAATGTCTTGAACCATTTCAGGAATCATTCCAAGTTTACTTTTATCGAACACAGCACCATTTATTCCAAGCGAAAGATTATGCTTAACTAATAAATCCATTGTTTTAGACCAAAGTTCTTCTGAAATATTAAATCTGGATTCTTCATCTTGATCATTAAATTTAGATAGAATTATATCTTTTAGCTCTTCTGGTAATTTGTACTTAGGGATAAATGTTTCAGGACTCATATTAAACCCAACCATACCAAGGAGTGGATACATTGAGTTCACATCAGCCGAAAGAACCCACTTGTGTTTACCCTTTTCTGATTCTCGAACAAATCCACCAACAACGTGAGGTTGATCATGATGAGATTTAGGTGGAAGAATCTGATTTTTTAAATGAGCTTTATTTGCGATATATCTTGTCCAAGGTTTTACTGTTCCTAGTGCATCTGATAATTGAACACCCATTTTTTCAGAAATCATAATCATTAATTGAGTAAAATTCAATTTTTTGTCTATCTCTTCAATAAGATGAGCATCTATTACACCGTAATAAACAAACTCGCTAAATGTACGGTCTAAAATTTCTTGCTCATTTTTTAAGAATTCCTTTATCAATTCCTCGTCTGATAATTGGTAAAATTCGCTGTTCATATTCAGACCCTTTATGATGTTTATAAGAAAAATTATATTTTATGTTATTATTATTTAAATATTTTAATATTGTTCTCCAATCTTCTTTAAAATGCTTAGAGAAACCAGACGCTGAGTATCCGTCTGGTATCGTTTGAAATATGTCTATTAAAAATCTATGTAACGCAATTAATTTTTCTTGGTATTTCAATTCGCGTTCTGAATAATATGTAATTTTATTCTCATTTAAGATTTTTGTAACTTTTCTAGCACTCATATTAAATTCTTTAAAAAGTTTATGTCTATCTATATGATTTGCACCACTATTTAAATACATAAGTAATCTTCTTTCATTTCTTTTAAATCTATTTGGGCGTAGATGTTCTAAATTATATTCTTTAATAGATTCGTTTAAAACCCAATATTTTATATTTAATATTTTACTTATTTCGCATAATGAATACATATTATATTCATTTAATATTGAAATTATTTCATCTTTGGATAATCTATCAGTATATGTACCATCCCATAAATACTCAATATTATAATCAATTATATTCTTTTTAATAGTTCCCCAATTGCATTTAAAAATTATTGATGCTTTTAATATTGTATTTTTTGGGTTACTAAAAAAGATTCTTAATTTATTTTCGTCTAAAAATAATCGTTGTGTTTTTACGTATTTTTCTTTTAATTTCTTATGAGTTCTGCTGTTTGCTACTTTGTTGTGTCCATCTTTAGAATATGAAAATTTCCAGGCACTATATAATAATGCATCTGATTTTGGATATATTTTAGTCAATAACAAATGTGCTACAAAATGCTCTCTATAAGTCAATTTTGTTAAATTGTTCGAAGCATTTGTACCACCAACAGATCTTGGAATTATATGATGTATTTCAAAACCGCTTTCTTTTTGCTTTTCTCTGTGTTTTGTCTTATTAATCAACTTTTGGTATATTTTTAGGTAATTCAAGGTTTCTTCTTTTAAACTCATTTATCATATTATTTTTTTTAATATTAAGCTGTCTTATATATTCTCTTTTAGAATCTTCATATTTGGTTTCATTTATAACATAATTTTTTGAAGTATAAAAATCATCAAAATTTACGTACTCTGTATGTAGAACCTTATTTTTCTTAAGTTCAATTTCAGCAATAGTATCAAGAGAATAACTTGGTCTTGGATCAAACGTATATTTTTTATAAATTTCCATAAGGTCCAAGAAAAAATGACCATCTGAGGAAAAATTGAATTCTATTTTTCCTTTATTTTCAGATTGATCTAATTTGGTTTCACCATAATTTGATAATTTATTAGTATCAAACCCAAGCTTTTTTAATCTATTATAGATATACGGAAAGTCGAATCCATCTCC